CAGGAAATCGGCTTCAAGCATTTGAAGCTGAAGCGGAATACGCAGACCAGCGTCGGCAGGTCGCGGCCTGAAACGCACAATCGCCTCTCCCGATTCCGCCATGGTGCGGACGGTCAGCGTCTGCATGCCATAGAAATCGAGGCGCTGCGGCGTGTCGCAGCCGTCGGCGAAGAACGGCCACTCGGCATCAATGATCTTGTCGATGGCCGTGTTGCCGGTCTTGGCTTTCGGTACAATTCCAGTCCCGACCACATTCCCGGCCAGTTCCTCTACTGCGCGCGCCGCATACGGATTGTTGCGGATCAGATCGCGGCTGCGGTTGCGGAGCCATATGAGCGACCCCATCAACTCGACGTTGGCGTCCGTCGATGCGGCATACCAGCCGTGGGCGCGGCGGCCGGCGCTGGCGCCTTCGTACCGGAATCTCTGCGCGTGGCGCTCCAGATAGCCCGTGGTCAATTCGAGTGCCACGCGACTGCGCACGCGTTGTAACGCAACGCGCGGCGCCACGATGCTGATGGCCTTATCGAGAAGATTCATTCCGTTACCAGCGGTCGTCCACCGTTGGGCCTGTGGGGCCGTCGCCGCGCTGGTGCTGCGCGAACCGGACGCGGCTCCCGGTTTGCCCGCTGGTCTTGCGGATATCCTCTTCGATGGCGGCCTTCGCCTTCAGTAGCTCGTCCACCGAGCGGTAAGTTACCTCGCGCCCATCCGGAAACCGGACTTTGAGGGTGGGGCCTCCGATGGCCTGCGTGACCGCGTCCAGGTTCGCTTGCAACTGCTGAATCGTCAGAGCCATATCAATTCCGTCCGAACCAGTTGCGGCGCGGCATCCATGGGTCGTCGCCGCGCTCTACGGGCGGTGGGGCGCTGGCCGGCTTTGGCACCGCCGGAATCGCCAGTGGCGTCTCCCCACGTCGCGTCTGCACCATCCGCGCGAAGCGGTCGCAATGCACCGGCAGTTTCAAACCGCTGGCGTACAGTGCATGCAGCGCCGCGTATGCGAGAACCCGCGCGTCCAAGCCTTCGTTGCGCGCGTTCGCCGGCTTCCGCCATTCCTGCTTCGGAAACCCGTTGTGATAGCGCGTGAACTTTCTCTCGGCGGTCAGTTGCTCGAAGTACTCGAGGTCCCGCCCGATCGGGAAGTGGCAATAGCCTGGCCCCACGTCCCGGAGCTTCAGCCGGTCGTAGATCGCCGTCTTCGCCGCATCCACCCCGATCATGAAGAACGGCGTCTGGTTCTTCCGGCTCGGCTTGCGCGGCCAGATCGGCGACTCGCCCGCGCGTCCCTTGGTGGCGTAGACACGCCGGTTGTAGCGGTCCCGCGTGAAATGCAGCACGGTGGCATCCTTGAACCCACAGTCGATACACGTCGCGACAATCCGCATCGGCAGCCCGGACGCATGCAGGTACTCGGAGAGGAGCAGGCCCTCCAAGTGCTCCCACACCTCGTTGCGGGTGACATCCCCGGGAATCACGTGGTAGGCAATCGACCAGGATTCTTCATCGCGCCCCCACCCGGCGATTTCCATCTCCAGGCGATCGGCCTGCACGTCGACGCCTGCCGTGATCAGTGCCACCCCGTCCGGTGCCTCGGCTTCGAACGGCTCGCAGCGATTCCACAAAGCGTGGGAGTCCGTCGCTACTTCGTGGGTCTCCTCCCACAACTCAGCGAGCACCGTATTCAGAAATGCTTTCAGCGTCTCCGGCGACTTCTTCGCCGCCAGGAATTCCACCGCGATCTCTCCCCAGGATTTCTTTGGCGAGATCAATTGCGAGACGCGAAAGCCGGGAATCGGCGAGGACGGGTTCGCCGCGCGGTATTCGCCGCGCTCCACCATCTCGGCTTTCAAGCGGTGAGGGATCAGCTCGCGGCACTCGGCGCAACGATACGCGGCGTCTTCGGGTTTCCCCTCTGGCCATACCACGCCCGGCCCGGTGCCACCGCCGAACGCGAGCACCTGGAAGCACCCGCACTGCGGGCAAGGCACGAAGTAATCGCGCTGGTCGCTCTCACGCCACGCCAACTCGATGCGGCTGACGCCCTTGATCGTCGGCGTGGAAGCCATGACGATCTTTTTGTTGTGGGCGAACTCCGCGGTGCGCTGGATCGCCAGCGACACCGGGTCGCCCTCCGTGCCCGCGCTCGCCGGGTAGCGGTCCACCTCATCCAGCAGCGCATACCGGATCGGCCGCATGGCCAAGCCCGAGGGCGAGATCGCCCCGGTCAGCGTGATTTGCCCTGCGCCGTTCGCGAGAACCTTGTGCAGCGTCGTGTTGCTCGAATCGCGCGACTTGACGGGCGCGATCTTCCCGCGCAGCGCGGGCGTCGCACGAAACATGGGCGCGACGCGATCCTTCGACAGCGCCTTGGCATCCTCCGTGCGCGGCTCCACCACCAGCACCGGTCCCGGATCCACATCGGCGATGAAGCCGATGAAGTTGAGGAGAACCTCCGTCTTGAGGATCTGGGCTCCCGATAGCACCACGACCTGGCGGCAGGGATGGCTGGGGCTGAGCACGTCCATCGGCTCCCGCTGATAAGGCCGCGTGCGCCACTGGCCCCGCTCGGCCGCCGCGCCGCCGGTCAGCACCCGGTTCTCATCCGCCCACTGCGAAACGGTAATCTCGCGCGGCGGCAGCATGGCCGCGGCGCCAACCTCATGGATGGAAAACGGTTGCATTTACAGGCCCGCGTCCGCGATTGCTTTGCTCACCTTGCGCAGCACGGTTTCATCATCGTTTTTCAGCAGCCGATGGATGGCTTTCTCGTCGTTGACGGCGGCCAGCATGGGTGCCAAGCGGTCGGCACGCGCCTGGAGATGGTCTTTCACGATGGCCGAGAAACTCGCGGCATACTCCGAGGCGCGCACCGCCTGGATCAGCTTGCCGGCTCGCTCCTCGTATTCCAACTGCGCCGTTCGCGCCTCGAAACTCGTCTTGACGGCACGGGCACGCAGGTATTGAGCGACCGGATCTCCGGTTGCAGCCGGCGGTTCGGGCATCGGGGAAACCCGTTCCTTCGGCGCTGCGGTCGCCGTTCGATTGACCGTCTGGCCCGCGAAGGTGTTCTTAGCCCATTCCTGGTTGGCGCGTTCCGGATCGATGCTCCCGTCGGGCAGCGTCGTGATGCGCTTGCTGGCGATGGCTTTCTGCACGGCGGGCAGACTGCACCCGCGCATCCGCGCGTAGGCCCGAAGAGAAATGCCCATCATCGCCATACGTTCGCCCAGTGAATCTTTCTTTCGAAAACCTGAACTTCAGAGTTGCTATTCGCCGCGACTGAAGTGATGTATGTGTTCGATGCCACGCACCACCAAGACCACCAAACAAACCGCCGCCGCCTGCTACGCCGAACGCCACACCGAGTGCCAGGATCTGCTGAAGCGCATCGCCAGCCGCCTGGAGCAACACCAGAAGGACCAGACTCAGGAACCCGCCAACTGGGGGTACGCTGGCGACCTCGGCCGCGTCACCGAGGAACTGGCCTACGTCCTCGCCAGCCTGGGCGACCGCAGCGCGGTGGACCAGAAAAAACTGGAGTACTGACCATGCAGAAACACAACGTACAAATCGGCACGACCTACATCGTGAAGGTCAGCGGCACGCTGGCCAAGGTGCGCCTCACCCGCGAACACCCGCGCGGCGGATGGTACGGCACCAACCTCGCCACCGGACGCGAGATCCGCATCCGCACAGCCGCCCGCCTCCGCTCGGAGGTGAAGCCGGCTGGAGAAGAGCGCATCGAGAAGACCCGCAGCCGGCGCTCGCCGGACTTCAGCGCCGACGAACTGCGCCGCGTTGTGGAACGGGCCAAGGCCGAGATCCTCGCGGACGTCGCCGCCGGGACCGTCCCCAACACTTGCGCCTCCTTCAGCGAACTGCACGACTACACGGACGCCAACGGTTACGGCGGGGCGTTCGAGAGGCCCTTCGACAACAACGAGACGGACTTCTGGAACGCCGTCCAGGATGCCGTTGACGCATGGATCAAGCAGGGAGGCCTGACACGCCTCACTGACGAAGAGGCGCGCCGCATCGCCGACGAGATCGAATTCTGAAACAGGAGACCACCATGACGACTTTTACCATCGACACCGACAACAACATCATTGCCTTCGCCGCCGCCGAGCAGATTCCCGAAGGCCAAGATCGTTTCACCACAGAAAAGGAGTTCGCCAAGCTCTCCGCCGACTGGCCCATCACGCGGTTCGTCGAAGTCTGGAACGCCTTCGCCGGCGCGCCGCCCTTCGGCGAACTGAAGCCGGTCAAGAAGTTCACCGACCGCAAGACGGCGGTCGCGCGCATCTGGAAGGCCATCCAGGCCCTGACGCCCACCCCCGCGCCACAGGCCGCCCCGGTTGCGCCGAAGAAGGCGAAGGCGGCCAAGGCGGCCACCGCCAAGGACGCCGCGCCCACGGCGCGCGACGGCAGCAAGAAGGCCATCGTCCTCGACATGCTCAAGCGCCCGGACGGCGCCACGCTCGCCGACATAATGTCCGCTACCGACTGGCAGGCTCACAGCGTCCGCGGCTTCATCTCCGGCAGCCTCGGAAAGAAGATGGGCCTCACCGTCGAATCCTTCAAGCGCTCCGATGGGGTGCGCGCTTACAAGATCGCGCAGTAACCGCCCCGCACTGAAACGCGCCGCCGGTCTCAATCGCCGGCGGCGTTTCTGTTCTTCAGATCCTCGGCGATGGCGGCGAGTCTTTCGTGGACCAGCTGTTCCCGGAGTTGGCACTCCCCCGCGCGGACATAGGTACCGTTGATCCGCGCAATGATGCGATTCTCCAACTCGGCCAGCTCCCTACGCACCTCGGCGAGCAGCGCCCGATTCTGAAGGCTCACATAGGTCGCGATCAGTCCGGACACCAGCCCGGTTACCGGGATCAGAATCTGAAACAAATGATCGTTCACGTTCTCTCTCCAAAATGCGTAGCTCGGCGGACCAGTCCGAGAGTGCCAAACACAGGCCAGCGACATCCGGGTGACCGGCGCGCAGCAACGCTTCGACGGCGGCGATCTCAGTGCGGCACCGCGCCATCTCACGTTGGAGATCCGGCGCCTCGGCCCTTACTTCGCCGTTGCAGGCGGCGGCTTCGGCGGGCATTTGTGGCCCGTCTTCGCGAGGCATCCGATCTGGTGCCCCACTTTCTTCACGCCATGCACGGTCTTCTGCGCTCCGATTACCACCAGCGCGACCGCCATCGCGGCCACTATGATTCCAGGGGTTGGCATCGATCCTCCTCGTTTGACTTGCGCGTGTCTGTGAATGC